GTGCTCGAAATGTCGTGTCTTTCCCGAGTCCGGCGTACGCGCGTCCATGTGGCGCTTTGTTCCGGTTGGACACCAGCGTGATGCCCGCTGATTTCTTAGAGAACGTGGTGGACAGCCGAAGTGACTTCGGGATCCGAGTTGACCACGAAGAACGAGCTTTCGCGCGAAGCAATGCGGTCTGTCCACGTTTCTGGAGAAGTGGGCGCATCTCTCGCCGTAGATCTTGCGGGAACTTTCCCTCGAAGGATTGGATGAACTTACGTAGTTCCTTCGTGCCAGGGTTCCGCTTAGCGAATTGCTTACTTCTCCGGATGGCTTCGGATTTGGCCTGAGCGGCTGACTTGATCGCCATGTCATCCCCTAGCCATCATGCGAAGGGTGAACGTCCCACCGAAGTACCCGATTGCCCCGTACTCTTCGGCGTTGAGCGGATCGAACGTGACGATTTGGCAGTCTTCGACGACTCCCCCGAGAGTCCGGTTCTTCTCAATCCGCTCATAGATCGACTTCGATCCCGACGGAGCGAGGTAGTCAGCCATCGTGAGAGTGCCGATCTCGTCGAAGCTTGCACTTGTGAGAAGAGTGATCGTCGGTTCGATCAGCATCCGTGATCCGGCCATGGCCTGACGGAAGTTCTCAATCCTGGGAAGCCCTATGACGGCGTATGGCGGGTTGACTTGTCCGCTGAGCCCGATCCCCACAGCTAGCTTCTCAACGCCCGTGAGCGTCGTTCTCAGCGCCGTGAGTGCCGCACGTAGTGTCGTCATCCCGTTGTCCCCGCCCCGTAACGTCTGAACGGTCCTAGAAGATCAGCGACGTCGGGATCTTCGGCACGAATCCGGACGGCTGTCCCGAACTCGCCGAACCCTGCCACACCGAAGACGGCATCCTTACGCTTGAGTAGCGAAGTGGACTTGATCACACACGCCTGAGTCACTTCATCAGGAACGGCCGACCAGCCATGAAGCCCCGTGATCCTCACAGTTGGTCGGCCGGTCCGGTCAATGGGGAAGAGCTGACTTCCGATCGCTTCCAACTTGGTCCATGCGTAAGCCGTACCGAGTTGGTCGGCATCCTTCGGTCCGAGTTGGTATTCAGTCGGGGCTAGCGGATCCGAGTAGTCGGTACCGACGTCGATCAGAAGCCCGACGGTGGACGCTAGATCAGCAATCCAAATAACGTCCGTGTATGTCGGCGTGTACGTGCGAGTCGTCGCGACCGAGTCTTTCCAGAACCGACGCTTCGGGAATCCACAGTATCGGTCAATCGCACGCGAAGCCGCATTGATCGCTCGTTCGACCAATGCGACTTCGAGAGTATTGAACTCAGAATCGTTGACGTGTTCACGAATGTCAGCGACCGAGCAATACCCGTTGACGACTGCCACGAAGACCCCTAGCTAATCGTTCCGTTTGACTGGAGAATCACGATGAGTTCGTTCACCTTGTTCGCGAGCGACTTGAAGTTGTTGTTCAGGATCGTCTGTGAGAACGAAGCCGTAACATCATTGATCGTGTTCGATGCGCTTCCGGTCGCTGCCGTGAGCGGCGTAACGGTGCCGTACGACCATGCGAAGTCGGATCCGACTACGGTTGGACTCTTCGGCATGAACAGACTCCGTTACTTGTCGGTCTTCGGAGTACTGGACTTGGGGGAACGGGAAGCACGCCGAACCGGACCGGTCGCAGTAGTGAGACCCGTCTTCGCCGCTTCATCCATGTTCACGGAGTCATCGGCCGAGACTTCCTCAGCGGGCACCGGACCATGAGCGATCTCGCCGTCATCGGTGAGAGCGATCGCGTCCATATTCGGCCGACGGTCTTCGTCGGGAAGGTTCTCGACACCTACGGCCGGTTCGTGACGCGCCGTTTCCGGAATGAACTTCTCGGTTGCCTCTTCGACATCATCGGGAACCTGTACCGGCGACTCGAACTCATCGCCCTTGTCCACAGCGCGACCGGTACCGGCCTTGATCATGCTGTCAGCTTCGTCGTCGGGGAGTTCCACGACCGAACCCACGGGCGGCCACGCTACACCGTCGCGCGTGCCGCTCATCTGAACGGCGAGTCGGACTTTCTTCGTCATGTCTCTTTCTCCGTTTATCTCTCGGATTAGATTCGAGTTGATCCGTCGGGGAGTGCTCCATTCTCCCCGACGGAAGTTCGGACTTACGCCGCGTTGCCCTGGAAATACTTGACAGCGCCGGTGAGGTCCACGAGAGCCGAGTCAGCCCGGAGAAGAGCCCGGAACGTGACTAGGTCGGTGTTGAACGCGAAGTCGTCCGAGCGCTCGAATCGCACGCCACCGGCGAACCGAACGAAGAACTGTGAGAAGTCACCGAAGAGAATGGACTTCGCAGCGAGAGCCGTTGCGGCGACGTTCGGGTCAGTGAGTACCTGCTTACCCATGATCGTGTCCGGGGCACCGGCCGTAAGTGCGGGCTGCCAGACATATTCACCGGTCGTGTACTTCAGCTTCCGGACGCTCGCGACAGTGGCGTCACGCATGATCCACTTCGTTGCCGGGCTCGTACGGTACGGCGCGATCACCGAGTAGAAGAGATCGATCAGGTTGTCAGCGTTCGGAGCACCGACGACCGAAGCCGCACCGGTCACGCCGAGAGTCGCGTCAGTGACGACCCCTCTCGGCTGAGACGTACCGGTACCCGTGATCGCGTGAGCGCCGAACGCGTTCCCGAGAGCCCGACCGGCTTGCATCGAAAGATAACCTTCGAGGTCCACGCCGGTGTCGTCGAGAAGTTCGCGCGAGACCTGAATCAGCGTCCCGTACTTGTACGCACCGAGCGTGATCTGACCGAACGCGGGATCCGACGGGGAAATCGTTCCACCTTCAGTGACGATCGCCGCTGAGGAATGCGAAGTCGTCTTCGGAATCTGGATTGACTCGCCGCTGTTCGTGTTGAGAATCGTCGCACCAGCCTGGAGAATGGCAGACGTCTCGATGAGATGCGCCATCAGTCGCTCATAGAACGACGTAGGAACGGTGTTAGCACCGGCACCGGCCGACAGCTTCGAGAGAACACGATAGTCGATACGACCCATCGGGTTGACGTCGAAGTAACGACCCTTCTCACCACGAAGGAACGAACGTAGCTCGCTCTGGTCGTCGTCGATCTTCTGCTGACCCGGCTTCTCAGACTTCTTTTCACCGCGAATCGAGTTGAACAGTTCGTCGGTGTCCTTCGCGCGCTTCTCAGTCGCGAGAGCCGAAGTCATACGCGTGTCGAGGTTGTTGATCTCCTCGTTCAGAGCGTCCCACTTGCCCTGTTCCTCAGCCGAGAACGCGCGATTCTCTTCGGCTGCCCCATCGGCGAGAGTCTTCGCCTCTTCCCACACACGATTCCGTCGTTCACGGAGCGTATCCACAACACTAGGCATTGCCGACGTTCCTTCCCATCAAAGGATGTGATCTTGACGTGGAATGGCTGTCGGCCTACCCCGGTGTATTCAGTTTGTGGCGCTCTACGCGAGACGCTTTCGTTCTGTCGGTGGGATGACTAGCGGTCTACCCCAGAGGACTTGATTACCCGTCCGGCCGAATGGCTGTCGGCCTACCCTGCCGGACGGGTACACAGTATCACCTAGTCGGACGGTCCGTCACGACGCGCGAGAAGCTGAGCGACAGCAGCAGGCCCGAAGGTCTTCGCCTTAGCCACGCTCGGCGTGTCGGTACGTACGAAGAACTTCCGAAGCTCACCGGCTTGTGCGAGCGAACGAACCTCTTCGAGTTCAGCGCCGACCCGGGACGCGAGCGACCGGAGACCGGCCGACGTGTCCAGATAAGCCGGGCTTACGACCGGTGCGACGTCCACAAGACTTCCCGAGATAAGCCGTCTCTTCGGGAAGTTCTGATCGGTGACACCCCACTCGTCTTCGTGAGTCACGAAGGCGAACGAACTTTGACGGATGTCCCCACGAGTCACGAGTTCGACGATATCGCTTCGTGCCGACGGGGGATCGACCGTGTAATCAAGGCCGGTACCGTCCACACTGAGTCGCAGCGTAGAACCGGCCGTCGTTCCGAGAAGGTACGAGTCGTCATGGTTGTACCGAGCGACGACGTTCGGCCACCCTTTCCCGCGCGAGTCATTGAAGAACGACGGATCGACTTCCTCGACGAAGCCGCCTAGGTTCTGCGACGGCTTATTGAACACGGCAGCGTACCCGCCGATGCTCTTCCCGTTGTCCTTCACGCGAGCTTCCACCGGCCATAGCGTGTACCGGCGCTCAGAATCTCCCATTGCTTTACCTTTCTTGCAAGGCTGGAAGCTTGATCAGCCGTGCGTTTCCGTTGACCGGTGGTTTGCCGTTCGGTGGTTGATCGGGATTGGTAGGGTCTTCCGGCTGACCCGATGCCGGTACAGGGATGGGAGTCGGCTTAGGCTTCGGAAGTGGAGCACGATTCTCGATCTCTCGCACTTCGTCAACCGTCAGGAAGCCCGCTGTGATCGCGATCTGATGAGCTTCGTAACGAGACTTCGTGTCACCACGAAGAATCCCGTCAGGATTGAACTTGACGAACTGTCGCTCTGGCATGATCCGAGTAAACGTGTCCTCGAACAGTGTGAGCCACGGGAGAAGTACGACCTTGTACACGTGCAACCCGTTCTGTTCCGGGTTGTTGTACGTGAGTGATCCTCCGGTTTCACCGCCTACCCATTCCGGAGGAATCCCGAAGATAGCCGCAATCTGAGTTGCGTTCAGTTTCATAGTCTCGATGAACTGAGACTCTTCGGGATTGATTTGTACGGAATTGAATTCCCAATCGTTCCCGTGCACGAGCGGACGACCGGACCGCAGAGAAGACACGAGTCGATCCGTGATCTCGTCTGACTGTTCCGTGCTTACAGTCTTCGCTATGTTCTTGAACGTTGACGGAGGAACGCCACCGTTCTTGAACCACGAAGCCCCGTACTGAGTCGCGTTGAGCCCTACTCCGATAGACGTTGCGAACGCCTGTACCGGAGAAAGACCGACACGCTTACCCGGGGGCACGAACCACGCAATGTGAACCATGCGTTCCCGGGGAATCTCCCCATATCCACCGACAGTGTCCGCCCACCAATACCTAGGAAGAGTCGGGTTTGTTTCGTC